CGGTTGGACATAGAAGGTCACATCTAGCCCCATCGCCCCATCTAGGGGCTTAGCGCCGGCAAATCGGGCGGCTAGGGCTATGGATGCCCGCCAGACGGCGAGCGCCGAACCCTGAGAATGCACCATGATCCCGTTGCCCACGCTTTTCATTGACCCCTGCGGGATGGGCTTGCCGTCCACCCGAAAGGTAATCAACGCCTAGCCAATCAGGATTACTGGGTCTGCCGCGATTTTATGAGCGTCCTGCTGCCCATTCGTCAGATAGATGTCAAACACCCCGTGGAAATCTGGGCCATCTATGGACTTAACGATGCCGGTGAATCCATCCACCCGCACCTCATCGCCGCATTGAATCTGTGATGGTGAGACCACAGTCATAGCTCCTCCTTCGTAATGCTTACGGATTATGGTAACAGATTACTTATGTTCCGCGCCTGATTTCATCAAGTATTTGTCGGGCCGTTTCGGGCATAGGAACGCCTTGTGCCGCTTCAGAAGCCGTAAATCGGGGTGGAGTCCAAGTCGGCGTTGTAATGGGCTTAAAACCGCTCACAGGGCTTCTGGGGGGCAACTCTGAGTCTGTCCAGCGTTCAGCATTGAGCCAAGTCGCAGCATGGGCTGTATATGCGGGGTCGCGGTTCGGATCACCGGCGTATCGCTTCGCGCCCTCGATGATGAGAGATGGCTCGGCTTTGATGACGGCTTTGAGCCAAGCTTTATGCGCCGCGCCCTTGCCGACCTTGAGCGGGTAGGCATTCCAGAAATCATCGAATGACGGAGAGTATTTATTTATGTTATCTGTATTCTGTATTCTGTTATCTGGTAGCGTTTCTAACGCGTTAGTAACGCGTTTCTCCTTAAATCGTGCCAAGCGTTCACGGCCCTGTTCCCGCTTTTTTTCAACCTCGGCTTTTGGGGTTTGATACTCGGTGTAGTTGAGTATCTGAAAGCCCCCCTCGATGGACTCCCAGATACCCGCCTCAACTAACTCTGTCGGATCACCTAATCGCCGGACGATTGCCTCATTAAGAAATCCATCGGTGAGGTATTTGCCCGAGTAGCACAACCCCTCTATGTAGAGGCGAAAGGCTGCATCGCTTAACGGCAGGATTTTAGGATTTGTGGGAAACCCGTCATCGAGCTTTATCCAAGTCATCGCAGCGCCCACATAATCAGGCAAGTAATGGCAAGCGCTGAGCCAATGAAATAAGGCATCCACTTATCGTCAATCATTATTAGCCTCCACTAATCGCTGAACAATCCATGAAACCACCGGCACGGCTACAGCGTTACCCATCTGCTTATAACGCTGCGAGTCGGCCTGACCCTCTGTCCAGTTATCAGGAAATCCCTGAAGGCGCTCGCATTCGGTCGGAGTGAGTCGGCGAACGGTTGTCTCTGTAGCCACGCCATTTCCCCCTACTGTGTCAATCGTGAACATCGGATCATTCTCGTTGCCATACCCTTTGCCCTGCGGGCCTGCGGTATCTGAGCGACCGATGATGGTTCCTTGAATGGGAAATACTGCTGGCACATTTCCACCGCCTGTTCCATATCGTGAAATTACTGTTGGTGCGATTTCATCTTCATAAATCCGAACATCATTGACCCGAGTGCCATCGATGATAAATAGCGTTTGGTCGTTACTTGTTGCCAAGGTGAAACTCCGTTCGCTCAACATAGGGCCTTTACCCCCCCGGCTTTTCCTTCTCGATTACGCATGACGATAATCATTGAATAACTATTTTGTTTTCATGCGCTTGTTGTTGCTGCGGAAACTTGTAATCACTTGCAAGTAATGGCCCGACTATTTCTCCGCTACTAACTCTAGAGCTTGCTGTAGTCTCGGTGGCAGACTTTTTCCGCGATTGGTTGCTCTCCGCAAGATACCCGCGGCGGCCTTCTGCGATAGCGAGTATTTGAGCAGGTGTTCGCCAGTCGTCTCCAAGATGTCCGACAATAAAGACTCTACGGCGTCGTTGGGGTACTCCAAAGTATTGAGCGTCAAGCACTCGCCACGCCACGCTATACCCGAGGTCAGCCAGCGTGCCGATGACGGCTGCCATGTCTGCTCCGTTTTGAGAAGAAAGTAAGCCGGGTACATTTTCGAGGACGAAGTTTTGCGCTTTGGTTTCGCTGAGGATTCGTGCGACTTCGTAAAATAATCCCGATCGCTTCCCAGATAATCCAGCACGCTTTCCAGCCACGCTGAGGTCTTGGCAGGGGAATCCTCCGACAATAATTCCAGAGGACTCGAATCCGAGGTTAAATAATTGTTCTCCTGTGACATTACAAACATCCTCCAAGTGATTTGTGTGTGGGAATTGTTTTTCTAAGATTTTTCGTGCGTGCTTGTCTATCTCCACCGATGCAACAATTTCCGCACCGTTACGCTGTAGCGCTAAATCAAAACCGCCAACACCGGCAAAGAGCGAGACGGCCTTCACTTTTGCTCCTCAATTAAAGTCTGCGCCATCTTTAGGTGAAACTTCATCGCATCCCTATCGTTGGCATCTTTACACTCTGCCGCCTGCTCAATATGCCAGTCAATAACATCTATCGTGTCCATGTGTCTCCAATCGCCTCGTACACCATTTGCCTTGTTATGCCTCGGTCTGCAAACTCCGCCAATACGGTGAGTCGCAACTCCAGCTTTTTATCATCTACTAGCGAGCGCCTTTCCTCTGTCAGCATCCCGCCCCATACGCCGTAGTCCTCGTTCTCTGCGGCGTAGGCAAGGCACTTGTCCCAGATAGGGCAGGCCAAACATATCCCTCTAATCACGGCGGAATCAACCACCTTAAAAGAGCGCTGCTCCTCAATGCGATAGAAGAAGTTGGTGGGCAGGCCGCGACAGGCAGCCTGCTCCCAATCTACCTCTGAATACTTGGGCATCCAGTTGCTCCTGTCGGATCGTAGTAGGAGCAGTACGGCGCGCAGAACTGCACCATTTTTTCCGGCGCTGGAGGAAGTAGCTCGATTGCATTTTGTTTGACCTCGGCTAACCATTGCAGACCCCGCTGTGCTATCTCTGGGTCAAATGCCTCGGTGTGGACTTTAATATCGGAGAACGCGCCATCTCTGGCGATAGCTACAAGTGAGACTTTATCTACCTCGTACCCGTTATTCGACAGAAGCCATCCGTATAGCTGGACTTGCATTTTTTGTTGTTCGCTCGGAAAGAACCGCAGGCTTTTTATCTTTGTCGTTTTCCAATCCACAACATGGCGCTCGTCCTTTATATACAAGTCGCAATGACCCTTTAGCCCATCGAACTCGAACTCCTGCTCAATAAGGAAGTTATCCTTGAACGGGTCTTCTCGCTTGATGGCCTCCGCAACACCGGCATGAATAAAAGTGCCAAGGATTGCAGCTAGTGATTCAGTCTGATTCAGCTTCGGTGTGCCGATGATTTGGTGGTACACGCGCCGGCGGCAATCTCCGATTTGTGACGGCCCTATCTCAACCTGTAGAGAGCGGTCTTTCTGATTATCGTGCGCAGTTAATGCGCCTGAGAGCATTTTCTGGATATCCATTAAATGTCCATCAAATTTCTGTTTCTTCGCAGTTGTGATTCCAGAAAGAGTTTTTGCGCACAAATCCTCGCCAACACCAATCGCAATGATAACGATTGGGGTCAAAGAACACTTTAAGTTCACCTTCGGCGCGTAACCCTAAAAAATTAAATCTTATTCTCATTGCATCCTCACAAGTCCAGCGTTGCTTTGATGGATGAAGAAATGGATCGCGTGATGTCCACCTGAACGCGCAGTCGGGCCACATTTGCACGATTGGCTTTCACGATTGCCTCATCGCCGGCAACGATTCGATGCAAGTCTCGGTTTTCCAATAGCGCCATATCGTCTCGCTCGCCAACCGTATAATTCCTTCCGCTTGGAGATGATTTGTTAGCTAAAGATAAACGCGAACTTGCAATCGCAATTTCGTAACTAGCTTTGTTTTGATGATAGAGCGACTCGGCGTGGACTAAATCGTCATGCGCTTGGTCAATCAGCTTGCTCAACTCTTTCAGTCGAGCCTCAACCTGTACTGGTGTGACTACGCTCATTTCTCACCTAGCGCAATCTGCGCGCAGATATCCTGAACCTGCAACGCAACATTCTCGATTCCAGACTTCACGATGAGCTTTCGGTTTGTCCCGAAGTTAATCGCGCAAATCTTCTCGTAGATGTCCAGACGAATCTCCGCTTCTAACTTTGCGGTCATTTTCAGAAGTAGCTCGTTCAGCTCCTCGTCATTTTTCGCGCCAAGAATCAACTTGCCCTGCACGATGTCCCAATGCTGGCCTTTGCAAAAGAGCTTCATAGCATCATCCCGCTTTCTGTATAGCGCCAAACGATGCAGTTGTTACCCTTATCGTTCTTGCGGGTTTCGCCGGTATCTGCGAGAAATCCTTCTTTGACGAGCCATCCACGAACAGGTCGGAGAGTGTTGCCGTCAATGTGCAGGTATCGCTCTGCCTCTTGGTCAGTAGCTCCCTGCATTCCTCGGTTGATAAAGAACTCGTACACCTTTCGGCGTATAGATCCAAGTGCTGGCTCGATTTTCTCGCGGGCTTCCAGAGATGTAGTCCTCATGACAGCTCCGTTACTCGCTTGTTGAGGGCATCCTTAATCGTTGTCCCTCTCACGGGAAAATCCAGATTATCTTTCTCATCCTGCCAAATCTTGCGCAGGGCATCCACCTCGTTAATTTCTTGAATCATGTCGAGGATTTTTTCTAGGCGCTCGGTCTGCTCTGGGGTTAAGGTGCGAACCGCGTAGGGTGCTTTGACCTTTCCATAGCGCTCGACCTTTTCCATCTCCTCACGGCTTGGGCGCTTATTGCCCGAGAAGGTGAAGTTAGCTAAAGCGCGACCGATGGCTGAGGTTTCGCATACTTCCAGAGCCGATGTCTTGGTGACCATAGATGAGCCAACGATTTCCTCTGCCATGCCGGAGGTCACGCAGCGTTCATCTTCACGATCCGTATAAACGAAAGCCTGAACAATGAAGCGGTTATCGTCATTGTGCAGTATTTGTGTGTGGATTCTTCCGCTGGGATATTGCTCCC